CTTGAAACCGTTTCGACTTTGATTCCTTGCATTTCCAAAGCTTTGGTTTCATCAAGCAACGCAACATACACTCCAACCGATCCAAGCTCCGCTGTGGGACTGCTGATGATGTAATCCGCTTGAGATCCCATCCAATATGCCGCGCTTGCCATCATTCCATCTGTATAAGCAATAGTCTTTTTGCTTACATCATTCCGCATTGATTGCGCTAATTCAGGTAAACCTTGAATTGTTCCTCCAGGTGAGTTGATGTCCAAAACAATCGTTTTAACAGCTGGGTCCGCTTCTGCTTCTTCCAGTGCGTTCTCAACGGTCTGATAATCCGTCATGAACATCATTTCAAAATCGGTAAGGTTTTTTCCAAGCGGACCATAAACAGGAACCACTGCAACGCCTCCAAAGTTTTCGTAATATTCCGAATCATCTGGACCACCCGCCTCTGGCATGTCTCGGGCCGTTTCAATTAGACTGGAAAAATAATCGGGGCGAATGGCCCAGAGATCATTTCGCAGCTTGTGCATTAAGTTGGTTTTGTGCATCGTCAAAAGTGGGGTTAGGTGTTCTTTGGCTTAATAAGGAAACAGCAGTATCAAGGGTTATTCCGTGTTCATCGCTTAAACGCTTGGCACGGAAAAGAAGATCATTTGCCTCTTTCTCAATCTGATCTCGAACGTTCATCCAGTCTTGGCCTCGTTCGCCAAGATCCTCGCTTAATGTTCGATTGCCGTATTTCAGAGCATCGAGGTTAGCTTTAGATTCACGTCCAAAATCCACGGTGATCTTTTTGGGGGTTTGCCAACGGACACTCCAAAAACGATCTGATGGGGGGAGGTCTCCGCGCTTAATTCCTGTGGCAATAACCCATGTCCAAACACGATCACAAAGTTTGCGGATGCAATATTGCCGCTCCTCAAACCGTCTTTGAGCCTTCTCCAGAATGAAGCGGTTAGCAGTTCCTTGCCCTGCTGGATCAACAAGAAATTCGTATGGAACCCCAAGGCCAAGAGCTACGTCCTTGAGCAAGTATCCCAGAAAGCCTTGGAAAGCAGGACTTGGTTTATTACTGGCAAATGACTGAATTGATTCCCCAATCTTTAACCTCGGGATCATTCCAGCTTGAAAGGTATCCCAAGGCAGATTTCCCGTATCAGCGGCACTGTATCCCGATTCAACGAGGCTCATGCCATCGTCCGCACTGCCAGATTGACTGGTGATTGCAACCCCAATAGCTGAAGACATTTTAACGCCCACTTTTTCGTAATCGCAGATTTCCATTGCATCACGGATATGGTCCGTGGCATGGGCCAAGCTAGTCAGCCCCCGCAGCTGATTAACTCGATCTGGCTCAAAGACTAAGTGGAAATCATTACTAGAAACGCGCCTGAAATCATCGTTATCACGTATTGAATAAGCAACAGGACGACCTGCCTTGTTTACAATCACTCCATCATGCTCGGTGACTTCATTTCGAGGCAGTTCGATGTTGTGACTTTCAATAATTTGCAACCGTGGAAAGTTGCCTTTCACAAACAAAAAGCCAAGATCACCATCAACATCCAGCCGCAATGACGCAAGATGCTGCATTTGGTAAAATGAAAAGACTCCATTAATATCTGCGAGCTTGTTCCATTCGTGGAAATATTGCTCATATGCAGTCGATTCAATGGATTGACTTTGCGGCATCAAACCATTTCCAACGCTATACCTAGCAAGATCCCCCACTGCGCCTCGGCACATTCCCGAATTCACATACAACCAACGACTGTATGCAAGGAGGCGCCTCCTAACGGATTTGTTAAGAGTGGTTCCGACATCACTTGTATGATAGAAAAGATGAGATCTGTATCGATTCTGCTCAACGCCTCGATAGTAATTGTTTACAGATCCACGCTTTTTTGGGCTCGCATTGGGGGCAATGGGTCTGCCGTTGTGATCGACAAGACTCATCGCGCAAACCTTGCAAAAGTCATTCTTGTGGTCTTGGTTCCCGTAACCAGAGATTTTTCAATCAATACATCTGTTAGCTGGGCGCTAAGTTCCGCGGGAGGCAAAACGACTTGTTTTGAGCCGCTTTGGGAAGAATTAGAAAAAGACACGGTTGTTGCGTTGGCAAGAATCGCATCAGCAACCCTTGATTTAAGCGTTAACAACCACTCGTCGGTTTGGAGTCTTAAAAAAGGACGGACATCTCCCATCAATATGATGGGGTAAAAGTGAAATTAAGACTCTTCTGCGAAGACCTTGCAGATGCTTGCTGCTACCACTTGCATACACTCACAATCCCACGCGTGATTTTCACGGTATCGTTGCCATGTAAGCTTGACCCTACCGTTTTTGTCCTGCACTTCCCTTTTCCGTTCCGAATCGATTTGCAAGGCGTAATCATCAGCAAGATCGCCCAAGTCGCAAATTTCCCACTTATGGGATCGTCCAGTTTTAAGGACTTGAAGGATGTCTTTGACAGAAGGATTGCTCCAGCGAAACACAGGAGGAGAAACTCGCCCACTTGCTGGATTTACGCGTGTTGGCTTTGAATATAAACGCCTGACAAACCCATTGCCTACTGCGTGTTGAAAATCCACCAGATCGGTTCCTCTCATCCCCATCCATTTATGCTTTGCCGCTTCAGCAAGCACTCGGTGATATTCGTATCCACAATCAACAAACGTTTTAGAGTCTGAAACCTTGTATTCCAGTTGTAAGGCGCGAACCTCATCAAATGAAGCGCACTTCTTAAAGGTTAGCAAACGAGATGCTCCACCGGCTGCCCAAGCGCGGATCACGACATAGAACAGCTCGAGATACTGCTGGCAATCAACCGTCATAAAACGATGGATTTCTTCGTCCCAATCACTAGATGGATCATAGGTTGCCGCTACAATGTTCTCTGTGTCTAAATGCTCGGATTCTTTCCAAGGTTGCGCCAGTCGCAAGGTGCAAAACTCCTTTAAAGGAGACAGGTATCCTGTTCCCGCTTGCCTTTTGGCCTTTAAGAAATCTACGACCAAAGAACTCCAAGGCATGACAGAAGGAGGCAAAGTCAACTGATTAAACGTGTAACTCTTGACCCTTGGTGTAGCGTTGGGATTGGTTGAAACGTAACCCCCACCGTTAACCATTGCTCTCCAGTTGGATTCTGTGTTTTCGTGCGAATACCCACATTTAGGGCATTCCATCCTCACCGTCTTTGCAACAGCTTCAAAATCCCATTCACCCTCTGGCTTTGTCGTCTCGTTTGTTTCCCATTTTACGCAATCATAAAAGTTAGGCTCAAACAACTCACCGCATTTTTGGCAACACAATGACCAAACCTCACAGGTTCCAGACCTATATTCATTGTCAAAATCATCTCCAAAAGTTTCAGGGGTCGATGAATACCACAGTTTTCGATTCCAATATCGAACAGTTCGTTGCCGCGATCTTGCAACCATTCCCGGTTTCCAAGCGGAGACCTCATCGCCAAACATCCAACGAATCGACCAAGAGCGCAGGAAATTGTTGTTTGCCGCTCCCATTTTTAAGGTGCAGCTCGAAAAGAAAATCTCGGTGTTTGTCTTGCGATGCCTATCTGTGGGGAATTGATCTTTTAGAACTTTGCAACTCTCAATGACTGGGAGCATTCGTTCTTTTCCAAAATCCTTCGTAGCATCTTCATCCTGCATGACAATCATTGTTGGGCCAGGATAGTTAGCCAAGGCCCAAGCCGCAGCAACTTGCATACTTACGGTTTTGCCGCACTGTGCAGCACAATTCAGGACAATCGTTTCAATTGTGGGGTCAGAAACGCATTCTAGAGGGGCCTTGAGCCAAGGAGTCTCGTCAGCTTTAAATTGATTACCGTATGGGGATTCGCGAAGCCTGATGGACCTTTCTGCCCATTCGTAAACCGTAGATCGATCAAAGGGTAGATAACAAGCGCGACTGACCTCCTCGAGTAATTCTTCAACCATCAGTGTATTTGTGGTTTCGTAAAGATTCTAAAACCACTTCATTGTATTCCTTTAATCTTGTCTGCATTTCGGCAGGGTTTTGACCCGCCAACAAAGGAGGAAGTTTCTCAACCATATCAAGCAAATGGTTTCGGACTAGAGACCCAAAAGCAAAGAACCCACTAAAGACTTGATCCTTGGGAATGACCTTGCCTTCCACAGTGTTTGCCTCAACAGACAGCTTTCGGATCTGCTGTTTCAATTTCTCAATCTCAAACCATTCCCTTGATCCCTCTTTGGCTTCGTTTTTGTCCGTCCTTTTTTCGGCCTCTGCCGCGACAAGTTTTGCGTCATAAAGCCTTGCCTTGCCGTTGGTTCCACTTGCGGGAATCGTGCTTACAAGGTTCCTAACTTGGTCTGTTGTGATGTCGTATTTTTCCGCAATTTGTTTGACCGTCCATAAGTCCTTGCCCTTGTTTGTGTTAGGGTTTTGGGCCTTGGTCATGGCCTTTTTTCGGGATGCGGAAACC